CCGGCGCTGCGACGGGATCGAAAGGCCTTCGAGATCGACCACGACCGGGTGCCGCCAGCCTTCTACGGCCATGGGCTCGCCGGTGTAGGCCAGCATCGTGAAGCGCGGGATGGCCGGCGCATCGCCCTCGACGGCCGCGGCCTCGAGCGTGATGCGCTCGGCCTTGCAGGCCAGCGTCAGCCGGTCGGGAACCTGGTCCGCGTCCTCACGCGGCTGCTCGGGCGTCTTCGTCTTCCGTGACATCGCCCTCATCCTCCGTGTCTTTGTTGCGGGCCGCGCCCGGCGCGGCTTGCTCCATCGTCAGCCCCAGCTCGCGCAACAGCGCCACCTCGCGGCCGCGCTGGCGCAGTTCGCTCTCCCAGTCGAGCCCCTGCTTGGCGTACTCGGCCGCCAACGTCGTCGTGTTGCTGGCGAGCCGCGTCGCCTGGGCGTTGGCTTCCTTCGCCGGATCGACGTGCTCGAACCCGTCCCAGAACCACTGGTGCGGGAACTCGGCGTCGCGCGTCCGCAGCGACTGCGGCAGGTAGCCCTCGATGAGCACCGCCTCGTTCAGCCAGGCGCTGAGCACGCGGTCGAGGACCACGTCGCCCAGGTACGCCTGGTCGATGCGGATCTTCTTGAAGAAGGCCTGGTGATCGAGCCGGCCGGATGCGTAGTTCATCTGGGCCGAGTTGCCGAGCGCCACGTTCAGCGGGATCTCCAGGCAGCGCGCAATCTCGTTGATCACCTCGTGCTTGAAGTCGCCGTACACAGTCGTCGGCTGCTCGGCCCGGACCTGGTTGATCTTCCAGCCGTACGGCATCGTCAGCCACGTGCCGCGGTCCATCTCGACCGTGTCCATCGGCTCGACGCCCGCCGCTTCGGCGTCCGCTGGCGCGTCGGTGTAGATGACGCCCGACGGCAGCGCCGCTTGCTCGGCCGCCCCGAGCACCGCCAGCGTGTAGCGCCGCAGCATCGCGAACAGCGGCAGCGCCGGCGTGATCTCCGGGATGCCGCGGCTCTGGCCGGGCCGCTCGGCGCGGAAGAGGTGAATCACCGATTCAAACGGCATGACATCGAAGTCGGTGCCGCCGTTGCGGAACGCAGTGTTGTCGCCGGGGTGCCGGCGGAGGATCGTGTACGCGACGGGGTTGCCGAACTCGTCGAAGACGATGCCGTCGACGATGTTGGCCTCGCTGCGCGGCATGGGCCACGGTGACGCGACCTGGTCGGCCTCGATCAGCCGCAGGTCGAGCTGCACGGGCGCGGCGATCCGCGGGTTGCTGGTCAGCAGGCCGAAGCACTCGCCGCTCTCGCACTGCCCGACGCGCATCGTGCGGAGCTTGTGGGCCAGGCCGATCGCCTTCGCCCAGCGCGCGAACTCCTTCTCGACGATGCGGTTGGCTTCGGCGTCATCGGTGAGCATCTGGAGACGCGGGCCGGTGCCGACGATGTAGTTTGAGAGCGTCGCGACGATGCCCCGCGCGTAGCTGTTGTTGGCAACCTCGTAGCGCGCCCGGCTGCGCAGGATGCGGCGCACGTCGACGTTGGCCGCGGCGTTCGCCGAGAGATGATCGGCGTTGGCCCAGTGCCGGCGGTTCTCGTGCGTGGTCTGCGCGGCGTCGTACTTGCCGCGCACGACGGCTAAGCGCGGGCGGAGCACGCGCGGGCCGCCGTCACGCCGCGTAGCGTCGCCGGCGGCTTTCCGCGAACCGAGCTGTCGCAGCCACTTCAGCACCGTCAATCCGCTCCGGGCGGGACCACCTTCGTCATCCGTACGCCGAGGCCCTTCTTGGCCGCTTCCTTCGACGCCAGGTACCGGTCCGCCTCGATCTGCTCGGTGAGCGGATGCTGCTCGACGCTCCCGGCGTCGCCCTGCGCCCGCTTGGGTCCCTGGGCGTTCTCCTTGATCGCGTCCTGCACCGTCTCAGCCACGACCGATCTCCACGCACCTTCGCGGCCGCCCATCGTCACTGGGTCGGCCACGCCGGCGTCGCACTTGCGGGAGCGGGACTCGAACCCGCGGCTCCGGCGAATGAGGCCGGCATGTTGCCGTTACACCATCCCGCCAAACCGGCCGGGCGCTCCGCGAGGCGAGGCCAAACGAAAAGGCCGCGCGGGGGTACGGCCCCGTACGGCCTGTTTGCTCGCGTGAGAGCCAGCGGGGATCAGCCGCCGACCGCTCGCCTCCGGGAAGACCCGGCTTGGTTGTCTACCCGTTACCTACGTCATGCCCGCTCGCGATGCAATGGCGAACCAGCCTTTCAGCGAAAATCGTTACGCATATGGAATACCGGTCCGTTGACCCGCCGAGGTTGCCAGTCACACGCCTTTGCCTGACCTGGTCCGTGGCGCCGCGAGTTGAAGCTCTTCTGCCGCCCTCTCCGCTGGGCGAATGACGCGCGCAGCGAGCGAGTCTACCAACGAACGTAGGCTTCGATATCGGTATGTCGAGAGCAGCGAACGGTGGTTTCGTCGCAGATTGAATAGCGTGACCGGCTCTCGTTCACGCTGGCCGTGGAGCAGCGGAACGATCGGGACGGCCAGATTCCGCACGATATGCGGCACCTCTTCGAGCACGATCTTCGCGTCGGTGAAGTCGGCTACGATGAACCGAGCCATGTGGGCGAGCGTCCCTACCGTCTCTACGAAATCCCGGGATGTTGGCCTCGCGAAGTCGAAGAGGACAGGGCAGTACCCGCGTCGCCGTAGCTCATCCCGAACGGCATCGAGAACCCGCTTCCTTTCTGGCTTGAACCGCCCAAGAACCAGAACGACCTTGGAAGTGATTGTGTCGATTACGTCGCGGATTCTCTTGTTGTGCAGGAGCAAGTAAATGAACTGCGCCACCTCCAGGTTGTCAACCGTAATAGCTGGCTCACCCCCTCGCGAGATTATGAGGTCCGATTGGTTCGCCCCCTGTAGCTTCAGGCGCCACGCAGAGATGCCGTAAACGTAACAGCCGGACAGATCCGCGCGCTGAAGGTTCGTTTCGACCAGACTGGCTCCTTCGAGGTTCGCCCCCCGCAGCTCGGCATCGGACAAGCGCGTCTTAGCTAACTGCGCGCCTCCCAAGAGCGCGCCGGCGAGGTTGCTATGCGCAAAATCAGCTTCTCTCAAATCGGCCCCGCGGAGATCGGCGTTACGAACATCAGCATGTCTGACATCGGAACCGCGGAGGTCTGCACCACCGAACCCGCACCGAAAGAGATTCGCTTTCGCGAGCCTCGCGTCCAGCACGAACGCATGCGTCAGATCGGCACCACGAAGGTCTGCTTCGCGCAAGTCTGCGGACTGCAGATCGGCCACCCACATCTTGGCATTGCGCAGGTTGATACCCCGAAGGTTGGCGTCCCTCAGCTTCGCTTCACGAAGGTCGGGGATCGCTTCGCCGCGCCTACGCCGCGAGTTCCATTCTCGAATCGCAGAGCGCCCTGCGCGCAACAGCCGAAGTGCCTCGTCGCGAGTCATCACAATGGATCGTACCTACGCTCATGAGCCACGGCAAAACCCGGTGCTCCGGGTGACGCTCGTCAGCCGTGCATACGCTCGCTGGTCATGATCCGCTTTCCGCAGTGCCGACACTCGCGCCGCCGGACAATGCGTCCGCCCCATGCACACCGTGTGTAGACGACACGGAAATGCTGACAGCCGCAGGCCGGGCAGACGAGACCTCGCTGCTCTTCCGCCTTCGCTGTGGGCTTCTGGGCTTCGGCCTTCATCGCCGCGCCCCCTGGAGTTCGGAGAGGCGGACCCGTGGCCGCGCCGCGGGCTTCGTTTCGGTGCCGAAGAGCGTCGCGCCCTGCATCGACGCGGCCACGGCGCAACCGACCAGGCAGTCGAGCCAGTGGTTGTCGAGACCGTCGACGCGGAGCTTCCACTCGTCCACCGCCCGGCCGCGGCCCTCAGTTTTCACGCGGTACTCGCTGGTCAGATGCTCGGCCAGCAGCCGGTGCTTGTCGGCGGCGCGGCCGAAGAGCGACAGGCAGCCCGGATCGCCCATCGGCACCGCCAGGCGGGCGTGGATGAAGCTCTTCCAGTAGTTCGTGTCGAACAGCGCGTGCCGGACCGACCGCCGGTTGCTGACGAGCGGGATGCGCCAGTTCAGCCCGATGCGGTCGCCGCGCTTGCGCTTGTAGTCGGCGAACGGAATCGACGATGCGCCGACATAGCGACCGTGCGCGGGCATGACCACGCCGGCATGCCTCGACTGACGGCAGAACTGATAGACCACGTCGCTCGACTGGCCCCAGTTCGCGTCAATCAGGCAGCGGTCGATGCGCACCATCGCGCCGTCGTCACGCCGCCATTCGCGGCCGAGCGTCGCGTCGGTCAGCCGCTCCAGGCCGGCGTAGATTGCACCCTCGAGGCCGGCCCGCGGTGAAGCATCGGCGAGCGTGCGGCGGATGTCGCGCAGCGTGAAGTACGCGGTCTTCTGGTCCGGCTCGGTGCCGTAGTCGAGCACGAAACCCGTGAAGTTGTCCTCCCACGCCGCGACGAGCCAGAAGAGCGCTTTGGCCTGCACGTCGATGAACATCGTCACGTGCGTCGCCCCGATCGGCACTTCGCCGCGTCGCAGGCCGTTGACCTTCGCAGCGATCTGGTCCGCCGTGAGCAGCTCGTCGTCGGCGTGCTCCTCGGGCAGCGGCTCGTTCTGGTACTCCGCCCAGAACGCGACGTCGCCCCGATCGAGCCGTAGATTCATCGCGTGCTGCACCGCTGAGAGTTCGTCCGGATGGTGCCGCTCCGGCCAGGCGATCACGGCGCTCTCGTCCATCGCCGCGCGGTTGGCGCGATAGAACTCGGTCGCCTCACCGATGCCGCGGTCCGCCCGCATCCCCTCGCGCCACAGCTCGGCGTACCGCGCCCACAGCGCCTCGTTAGCCGGGAACGAGTAGACCATCTTCGTCCGCTCGCCCTGCCACTGCGGGTGCTTCTCGCGGTCGAGAATCCGATCGGCCAGGTCGTCGGGCCGCACGACGGTCAGCGCCATCAGCCCGGCGATCTTACGCCCCGGGCCGGCCAGGCCGAGGATCGCGCCGGCGAGAATTCGTTCACGCGCAGCGCACTGGGAGGGCGACCGCGCCGACTCGTCCGTTTGTGGGTCGTCGATCAGCACGAGCGACGGCCGCACGCTGGTTCCATCGACGCGCTTGTGCTTCATGCCGCGGATGCGGCCCGTGATCCCGGCCACGCAGATGATCGCGCCGCTCGCCCGCGAGCCGGGAATCGTCGGCAGCACAATCTCCTTGGCGGTCCAGCCGATGTGCGTCTGCTTGCCCTGATAGAGCTGCCCGGCGGCGCGCTGGTGGATGCCCTCGAGTGCGCGGATCGGGAAGCACACTTCGGGGAAGTCGTCGTGCAGCAGGTCGTTGGCCTCCAGCTCAACCTTGATGCTGTCGAGCATGTTTTCGGCGTGGTCCTCGTCGCTGCCGATCAGCGCGACGAACTCGCGGTGCCCGTAGACGAGCGCCCAGACGCACGCCGTCTCGCACAGCGACGTCTTCCCGCTGCCGCGCGGCATCGCCATCGCGAACAAACCGCCTTCCAGTACTGCCTGCTCGATCTTGGCGACGACCTTCAGGTGGTCCGGCGACCAGGGCAGATGAAACGTCTGCGGGAAGTACTGCTCGCAGAAGAAGCGGAAGTCGCGCTCGGCCTTCTCCTTCCGTTCCGCGTTCGCGACCGCCGGCAGCTCGCCGATGTCGCGGCCGGCGAGTGACAGCTCGCGGACGCGCTGCGCGGCCCGCTCCTTGTGTGCGTCGTAACCGGTGAGCCCCTCGGGTTCCGGCCGCGGTCGATGGCGCTCGAGCACCAGCCACGCGACGTAGCGCAGCAGGTCCACGGTGCGGCCGTCGCCGATCCGAAGCCCGGCCCGCGCGCGGTGTCGGTACAGCGTCCGCTCGCTGGCGACTTCGCCGAGCGGCGTCGAGTTCAGCAACTGCACGAGCTGCGTCGGCTTCAGCTTGCGCGGGTCAATCGGCACTGCTCGCCGCCTCCTTCACCAGCCACGCTGCATACAGCACCAGGTTGAGTGTGCCGTCGGCGTTCGTCGGCGCGCCGGCCGCCACGTCCGCCTCCAGCACCTCGACCGAGATGCGCTGCCCACCCGCGCCCGAAAGCAGCCGGGCCGCGTCGGCCAGCGTCAGCGCTGCCGGGTTCAACCTCGGGTCGGCCTCGGCCATCACGCCGCCTCCCGGCCCGCCGGGCGGTCGGGCCGTCCAGGTACGCCCCACGCCGCCCCACGGCGGCCGTGTGGCCGCGTACGTAACCAGTAGAGGCTCGTGGCCGCCCGGGCGCGAATGAGAGCGCACTCGCCCGGCATGTCGCCCGCCGGGCCGCAGACTCGGACCTTGCGCGGAGACATGCAAGGAATTCTCGGAATTCTCGCTAAGTCGCCTTGCTTTCCGGCCGCCCGGCTGGACTCATGTGGCTGTACGCACGGGGCGTACGCAGCGACGCAAAGGAGCGAACGATGACGACGAAGAACGCGAAGCCCAGCAGCCTGGCCCAGGAAACCGCGATCGAGACCACCGTCCGCCTCGCCGCGATCCAGCGGATCGCCCGCGAGGAACTGGGCCTCGAAACGCTCGACGCCCGCAACAGCGACCAGCTCGATTTCCACGAGCTGGCGGTCTGGCAGATCCGCAAGGCGCTGCTCAAGGCGTACGAGGCCGGCATGACCCGCCGCTAGCGACCCGAACGCGAGCGCCCCGCGGGGCGCTAGCGCCCGGGCCGCGATAGGGCGGCCGGAACCAGGAGCACGAGCATGACGGAAACGACCAGCAGATTCGATGGGGCCGTACACGAGGAGGCCAGCGCCGACATCGGCAGCAACCGCCAGGGCGAGCGCGTCGTCCGCCTGGACCTGACGTACACGCGCGGAACCGCGCCGAGCAGCACGACGATGATCCTCACGCTCGACGCTGGCGTAGCGCTGCGCGACCAGCTCGACGGCCTGTTCGACGCCGCCGGCGTCGACGACAGCGGTGGACTGGTCGACGAGGACGACGCCTGCCCGCGCTGCGGCGAACGCGACCAGGACAGCTTGGTCTGGCAGGACGACGCGACGATCCACTGCACCAACTGCGGAACGCGATACGACCCCGACGCCAAGAGCGCGCCGCCGAAGCCCGTGGACCTGGAGTTGCTCGACGCGGCGGCCGCAACGCTGCGGCTGTGGAACAAGCACGGACTGGGCGATGACGACGCCGAGAGTGAGCCGGTCCACCAGGCCCTGGTGAACGCGGTCGCGAAGGCCAAGGGCCTGATCTGACGCCGCCGAAAGTCGCCAACCGACTGGCGACTCGCCCGGGCGCGTGAGACCCGGGCCTGACGAGGCAACGCGAAGGAGACCTGCATGAAGAAGAACGACGTCGAGACTGGCGCGACGTATGTCGCCAAGGTGAGCGGCAAGCTGGCCCGCGTGCGCATCGAGCGCGAGAGCCCGCACGGCGGCTGGGATGCGACGAACGTCGACACCGGCCGGCGCGTGCGGATCAAAAGCGCGCAGCGCCTGCGGCGCGCCGTGAGCGACGCGAAGCGGGCGAAGGCGATCGCGGCGGCTGACCAGGAGAACGCCCGGCTGCGCGACGAACGCGAGCGCTCGCCCGACGGCATGACGGCCAGCGAACGCGCGATGGCGCAAAGCGCGACGGCAGGTAGTGCCGATGCGGGCGCTACGACGCCGCTGGAAGACCTTCCGGACGGCGAGGCCTGTGATGCCGCCTACGACCCCGATGTGTGCGCGACGGTCGGTTGTGACCGCCCGGCAGCGCTGACGTACCTGGGCCGACCGCGGTGCCAGGAGTGTTACGAGGACGAAGTCGCCGATGGCGACGAGATCACTGAAACCCCAAACCACGAGGAGACGACGATGGCAACGACGAAGAAGACCAGCAAGAAGAGTGCGACCAAGTCCGCGAAGGCTCCGAAGGCCGCCAAGCAGCCCAAGGCCGCGAAGCCAAAGACCGAGCGCAAGCCCGCGGGCGACGCAAAGCCGAAGCGCGTCAGCGCTCTGGACGCCGCCGCCGAGGTTCTGAAGAAGGCGGGCAAGCCGATGCGCAGCCAGGAGATGATCGCCGCGATGGCCGAGCAGGGCCTGTGGCAGAGCCCCGCAGGCAAGACGCCGCACGCCACGTTGTACGCGGCGATCCTGCGCGAGATCGGCGACAAGGGCGGCAAGGCCCGCTTCCGCAAGACCGACCGCGGGCTGTTCGAGTACGCCGGCTAGCGCCGACATCACGCACCCCCCTCCACAGCGTCGGCAATCGCCGGCGCTGTCTCTTCGGCCTGAGAATCTCGCTGTCGCCCGCCGGCCCGCTCTGCTTTCCGCCCCGTGAACTTCTCCCAGCGCTGCACGATGACGTCGCAATACAACGGGTCGAGCTCCATGAGGAACGCCCGCCGCCCGGTCTGCTCCGCCGCGATCAGCGTCGAGCCGCTGCCGCCGAACAGGTCGAGCACGTTCTCGCCGGGCCGCGACGAGTACTGCATGGCGCGCACGGCTAGCTCGACCGGCTTCTCGGTCAGGTGGATCATCGATTGCGGGTTGACCTTCTTGATCGGCCAGACGTCCGGCGCGTTGTTCGGGCCGAGGAAGAGATGCGCTGCGCCCTCGCGCCAACCGTAGAAGCACCACTCGTGATTGCCCATGAAGTCCTTGCGCGTGAGGACCGGATGCTCCTTGACCCAGATGACGGCCTGCGAGAAGTACAGCTCGCAGGCCTTCAGCACCGGCGGATAGTTCCCGCAGTTGGCGTAACCTCCCCAGATGTAGAAGCCGCGCCCGGGCAGCAGGACGCGAGAGATGTTGCCGAACCACGCGTGCAGCAGTTGGTCGAACGCCTCGTCGCTGACGAAGTCGTTCGCGAGCGGGCGGTCCTTGGGGCGCAGCTTCTTGTGCGTGGGCTGCGAAACGCTCGGCCGGCGGTGCAGGTCGAAGCCCTGGTGGTGCGTCATGCCTGGCTCGCCGAACGATGACAGCCCGGCCGCGATCGCGTTGTTGCTGCGCGGCTCGACGCGCACGTTGTAGGGTGGATCGGTATTCACGAGATGGACGGGCAGCAGCGTCGGCTTGATGTCCGTGCCGGCCGGCAGACCGAGCGCCTTCGCCGGGTCGACGGCGAGCAGCAAATCCACGTCCGCTGCCGACGCGCTGTCGCCGCAGAGCAGCCGATGCTCGGTGCCGCTCTCACTGCGCAGCAGCCACAAGTCGCCGCGCTGCGTAGTCGCCTCGTCGGGCGGTGCCGGCACCTCGTCGGGATCGGTCAGTCCCTGCTTCACGCCGGGGTCGAGCAGCTTGGCGAGCTCGTCCTGGTCGAATCCGAGCAGCGACCAGTCGATGCCCGCGCTCTGCAACTCGGCCATCTCGAGCGGCAGCAGCTCCAGGTTCCACTCGGCCAGTTCGGCGGTCTTGTTGTCGGCGATGCGGTATGCCCGAATCTGCTCGGGGGTCAGGTCGCGCGCGACGTGGACGGGCACCTTGTCGAGGCCGAGCTTCTGCGCCGCCTTCCAGCGCGTGTGGCCGCAGACGATGACGCCGTCGCCGTCCACGACGATCGGTTGGCGAAAGCCGAAGCGGCGGATCGATTCGCCCACGGCGTTCACCGCCGCGTCGTTGTCGCGCGGGTTCTTCTCATACGGCTTGATCTCGGCCAGCGGCCGGTACTCAACGCTCAATCTGTGCATCGCTCAGACCTCCTTGTCTCGCGATCCGGGGCGGAGCCTCCGCCGCCCGGTTGGCCACGTCCCCGCCGCGGGTACGCCAGGTCGCGACAGTTGCGGCGGGTGGTAGCGACGTGCCAGCCCGACGCCCCGCGTCGCCCACGGCGGCCCCCAACGCGCCTCGTGGCCGTCCGGGCGCGAACCCGGCCGCGCGCAACAAAGCCAGTACGGGACGGCGGCTGTTCCCGCGGGCCTCAGGAAAACGCACGGCCCGGAAGGAACCATGCCAGGTCGGCCCGAGAGCGCTCTCGGCATACTCGGACCTGAGCGCGCCCTCGGTCGGCATGCTTGCGACTTTGCGGAAATGCGACTTTGTTTTTCCCCC